ATGCACGAAAGGCCGCTGCTCTGCCGCTGGGGTGAGGAAAACAACCCCTGCCCTGCCACTCCTCCTCAGATTATGGACGAAAGAGAGCCCCCGGAAGGAAAGGCAAACACGCTGGGGCTGGGTAGAACAGGAGCGCCGATATGTGTCGCAGCCCCTGCGCAGAGGAGCGATGGGGGCTGTCGGGACGGCGTGGGCGTGGGCGTGGGCGTGGGCGTGGGCGTGGGCGTGGGCGTGGGCGTGGGAACACGACGCACACGGCAGCCCGGTTGGGAAGGAAAAACTGCTTCCGTGAGGCAACGCTCCCTGGAGGCGGGCCTCGTCGATGCCATCGCCATCGCCATCGCCATCGCCATCGCCATCGCCATCGCCATCGCCATCGCCATCGCCATCGCCATCGCCATCGCCATCGCCATCGCCATCGCCATCGCCATCGCCATCGCCATCGCCATCGCAAGGAGAGTGGGCGCAGCCACATTGTCCGCGTCAACCCCCGGTGTAGGGATTATGGCATGGCGCTCAGTTCCACGAGCATCCACCCGGCGGAGGTGTAAATGGCCGGGGCGTCATCCTCCGCGTCAAACACCATCACGCCGGGGGCCGGGTTGGGTTGGGCCTTGATGCTGGCGCGGGAGAGCGTGGGCAGATGCACGCCCGCATTGGGGGTGATGGTGCCTGCCAGGGTCTCGTTCCCGTTGCTGTCGAGCTGGCGCAAGGGCGTGCTGCCTTTGGCATCTGTCAGCCCTGTGGCGGTGTAGCCGGTGGTCATGACCGCCGTGGGCTCCCACGCAACGCTCTGGCCATCCCCAAGCCGGAGCGCATTGGAGGTGGAAAGCCCTGTAAGATTGACACCAATGCCCGCGCTGCCGGTAAGCGTAATGGCGCTGGCTGCGCTATTGTTCAGGCTGGTGGTCATACCGCTGTTGCGCGTGCTGCCGGTTACGGTTTCATTGCCGCTGGCATCAAGCGTGCGCAGGGGGGTGCCATTCTGGCTATCCTGCAACTGGCCGCTGGCGTATCGGGTTTGCACGGATGCCGTATGCTCCCATGAAATAGCCTGACCATCCGCCACGCGCAGGGCTTCCGGCGTTGTCAGGCCCGTGGTGTCCAGCCCGATGGCGGCGGTGCCTTTGGCCACATAGGCCGGTGCCGTGGGCTGGGTGAGGCTGACAATGGTCTGGCTGTTTTGCAGGCTGCCCGGCAGGGTCTCGTTCCCGCTTGTATCCAGCGTGCGGGCCACACCGGCGGCGACCTGTTCCGTCAGCTTCCCGTTGGCAAAACCGCTGTGCACAACAGCCGTTGGCTCCCAGGAGAGGGTTTGGCCCGCTGCCAGACGCAGGGCCTCCGGCGCGTTCAGGCCGCTCAAATTCAGGCCAAGCTGGGCCTGCCCGCTCAGCGTCCATGCCACGCCGCTGCCAGCGTTGCTGATACTGGTTGTGACATCCCCCTGCATGCCAATGGCCAGCAGGTTGGCGGTATCATACCAGTAGCGCAGGGTGTAAGCGGCGGAATCAAACTGAAAATGCGGTTTGTGATCATCACTGAACGCAAGGTTGCGGTTGGCCCCTATGTTCAGCACCGGCGCGTTATTAACGGGCGTGCTGCGGGAGAGATCAATCCCTGCGGTATCAAACCGGCCTGCGGCGTCAATCAACGTACCATATGTGCTGGTAGCGTCATTATTGCCAATGGCAATGCCTTTGCCCACCTTGCCGGGTGTGCCATCTGCACTGGTTCCGGCTATCTGTAATTGCAGACCAATACGCCAGCCTACGGGATCATCCCCATTGGCGTAAACATCGACCTCCCGCCCCACCATGCTTCCGGCAACAGAGGACGCCTGCCCGGTCTCATCACGCGCTTCATCATACCCCGCCCAGATCTGCGAGCGTGAGCCCTTGCCATCGGCCAGCGCATCTGCCGGGCGCTGGGCCAGACTGGCCTGCGCCACATGCTGCCCGGCCCCGAACGCGGAACTGTTCAAAACTGTAGAATGGCACCACACATAATCATTCAGGGCGGCTCCTTCTGCCGGAATGGTGCAGTTCCCTTTTTCCAGATTCATCACAAATCCGGTGGTGCCGCCCGTGTGGGTGACATCCAGATCCTTACGGAGCACGGGGGGCATATCCGCACGGCTTTCTCCGCGTGCAAAATACTTGCCGCCTTCAAGCGTGCTTTCAATCACATCCGTGCCGAGGCTGGTAATGGGGGCACCATCTGCCAGCGTGGTGCCGTTGATCTGCCACAGGGTTGGTGTCTCGCTTTGCAGGGGCGTGGCGAGGTGAAGCACCCCTGCGGGAATACGCACCATACTGCCCGCTGGCACCGCTGCCTTGGCGGCCTGCAAGGCTGTGCTGTCATCACTGGTGCCATCCAGCGTGATGCCAAAATCCCCAGCGCTTGGCTGTTCGGCAAAACGCGCGGACAGCGGGCGCTTGAGGGCACCACTCAGCGCGCTGCCGGCTGTGGCGGCTGTGACATCCCCCGCAACTGGGGCGGTGAAACGCCCTGCGGCATCCAGCCCCGCAACGCCGTTGGGCTGGTTCTTGTCAGACTGCTGCACGCTGCCATCCGCCATGGCGCCTATCTGACCAATGGTGGCGTTTTGCCACAACGAGGGCACAGCAGTTGCAGGATCTATGCCGCCCGGGGGCCGCGTGGGCGCATACGTTTCCGGCGCGGCGGCTGTGGCGGCTGTGGCGGCTGTGGCGGCTGTGGCGGCTGTGGCGGCTGTGGCGGCTGTGGCGGCTGTGGCGGCTGTGGCGGCTGTGGCGGCTGTGGCGGCTGTGGCGGCTGTGGCGGCTGTGGCGGCTGTGGCGGCTGTGGCGGCGATCGGTGCGGAAAGAAAGCGTTCCTGCAAGCTCTTTTTCACGCCGGGCGCTGTTTCCACACCATGTTTCAGCATTGCCTTGCGTGACTGGCTTACAGGTGCGCCAGAGATGGAAGTGCGGGGTCCTTCTGGCGATGATACTGGCGCGGTTTGCACAGACGGCAACGGACCATGGAGGGCTGCCCGCACTGCGGGAATACTCTGCTGGTATTGTGGTAGCAGATGGTTGGGGCGCGTGGCGGCGACTGTATGAACAGAGGCTACCAGAAGCAGCCCGGAACAGGCACTGAGCAGAATACGGGCTTTAAGAACAGATTTCATGCTCATGTGTTTTCCTGAGAGATGCAGATATAGCCGCCATTGTTCCACCATGCGCCCGCTACGCCGGGGTCTGTGGTGGGGAGTTCAAGCGTCATCAGCACATGGCCATTCCGCACGCCCAGACATTCCAGCCCACCCAGAAGCAGGTTGCCGGATGCAGAAAGTGCCGCAAGCCCGTTGGGGGTGCCTTTTTGCGCATCCACAATGGTGGCGGCAGCACCCGCCGCGCCAGAGGCCGCTTGCCCGGCCTGTGTTGCGGCATCCTGCGCCTGTGTCACAAGGGTGGAGACAGCCCCCTGCATCTGCCCGCTCATGGCATCCACATAGGCTTTGTTGGCCAGATGCGCAGGGGCAGACGGGGCAAGAGGACAGGCCAGCAAACCGGAGAGAGTATCGCCAGTTTTATCAACCGCGCCGGACCAGATCTTGCCCTGGGGCACAAACTGCCCCTGCCCGTTGAAAATACCAAAAACAAGATCAGTTGCCGCAGGCTGGGCCTGCACCGGCAACGCGGAAAGCGGCGTGCCACTCAGGGTGGCCGCCGTGGTGGAAGACCCGGACATTGGGGGTTGTGTCCTTCAGGCTAGAAGATAGGGGCACCCGCTTTCCGTTGTCAGAATGACCGTATTGGAAAGTGCAAGGGCATTTGGGGGCACCGCCGTGCCATCTGGCAGGCAGGGGGCTGTGGCGGCCGGTGTGGCCGGGCTGGTGGAGTGAATGGCTATGGAAACCGACTGGCTGAGACTACGGCCCTGCTGTGTGGTAACGCTGACCAGAACCGTTTGCACCGTGCCGGGAGCACCACCGCTGAGAAACAGGCACGCCATGCCATTGACCAAAGTGGCCCACAGCACACGCATGTCCGTCTCCTGCCCGGAGGCCGTGGGCACGCTGGCGGCAACACTGGCGAGGTAATCCCCCGTGCCGCGCAGCCATTCAGTGGCATCCAGCGTAAAATCCAGCGTGTCGGCACTCGCTTTTGGGGCCCATGCCAGAGCAACGGTTTGCCCCAGCAGTCCACGCAGGCGCAGGCTGGCAGGCACAGCCACAGGCAGGGTGCGTGCCGGTGCGGGCTGCCAGCCGGTGGAAGGCAAGGGAGCAATCATGCGCCCTGCCCTGCTGTGGTCGGTATTTGCTGCGTCAGGTGCGGTGCGAGATCCTGCTCAAGACGCGAAACAGCGTTTTCTTCAGAATGTGTTTTCTGAACAACCCCGGTGCTTACCCCCGGTGTGGGCATTGCGGCGGCGCTCAGTGCGGGCTGCGCGGGAAGCTGCGTGCTGGTGGTGTCTGCCCCGCTGGCCAATGCACGCAGGCTGGCAAGATAGGTCTGCCAGGCGGCGGGCGGCGTCTCGCCATACATGCCATAGGCTGCCCAACTGGTGGTGGCCGCCTGTTGCAGGGCATTTGCAGCCTGTGTGGCCAAAGGGGGCGGCGGGGCGGTGTAATCCACAATACCGCCATTCTGCACCGCTTTTCCGGCTGGCAGACGAAAGCTGGTGGTGTTCGCCCAGTCTGCCGCGCTGATGGGCACAAGCTGGCTTGCGGGCGGAAGGCTCTCCACACTGCTCATGCTCCATGTGTCATACCATGCGGTAACGGGGGCTGGCTGTGTGGCTGTGGCATCATACCCGGCGTAATAGCGTGCGGGGTAGGCTGCCTGCACCTGCGCGGAAACGGAGAGAGAAGAACTGGAAATCCCCTTATCTGACATGGTTATTTCTTCCCTTTTGCTTCAACATAAATAGCGTTGTAGGAGCCATATAGATTCAGGGTGAAGCCGGAGGCATCTGGTTCCCACACGCAATGATAGTGCGAGATCACACCGCCCGTTACCGCCTGCACCAGAATGGATTGCGGCGCTGCGGAAAACGCCACCGGAAAAGTGATTCGCCCGGAAGAAACGTTATCCACACTGAAGCATTGCATCATGTTCCCGTATGGCAGGTTGATGATCCGGTCATCATTTGTGGCAAAATCATTGTTGTAGTTGGAAAGTGTCAGGCATACGCCAGCACGTTCAAAGGTGCCGTTTACCCACGATGATGTAGCAAACTGGCCAGAAACCCACGCCGATGTTGCGAATTGTGAACTGACCCAGGAGGGGGTGGCGAACTGGCCACTGGCCCAGCTTTGGGTTGCTACCTGTTGCCCGTTTTCTGAAAAATGGCCGCCTCCAAATATGGCAATGGACCCATCCGCGCTGATGCGCGCCACATTGACGTGGGAGCCCCCCACGTTGGAATACACATCCAGCACACCATCTGACGCAACGGATGAAAGACGATACAGCATGCTGTAGCCGCCCGCGCCGTCAAAGGAATAGGCATTGCCTATGGCAAGGGAACCTTGCAGCTTGCCCCCTGCTAGAGGCAGATAATTTGCAAAAAGATTTTGCCACGCCGCCCCATTTGCACCAGGGATGGTCATGTTGTTTTCTGCGGTGGACACCCAGAACGTGCCGGGCGTTGCACCTGCCACCACGGCTCCGGCAGGATAGCCGCCGATGCCAGAAGCAAAAGTGGCATCATACTGGCCGATCATACCCGCCTGATAGGCCTGCAACACGGCAGAGAGGCGATGCAAAAAACCGTTCATGTCCTGCCCGCGTGGGGGCACCCCACCAGCGGACCGCCCGATAAAGGTTTCTGGCGGAAAGCCAAGGGAGACAGACGCCGTGCCATCGCCCGCAGTGGCCTGTGTGGCCGGAATGGTGGCAAGGTTGCCTGCACTGGCGGAATCCGCAATAGGTTTTGCAAACCGTTCAGGAAAATCAGATTGTTTCATGCTCAGCCTTTAATGGCGTAGGTTACCCGCACACCCGCAGGGCGAGGCAGGACACCGGAATTCTGGATAATGGAAATCTGCACCGCAGATGGCACAAAACCGAACGTGTAAGTCATGCTCATGCCGCCATGATCAGACACCCAGGCATCCCCCTGCCCTGCGAACAGTGTCATGAGAATGGCGTTCAGGCTGGTAATGGAGCCATCTGTAATATTGGCCATGGCCTTGGCGTAGATCAGTTGGCGAAACCCATCATCAGACAGGCGATAATTGCCGCTTGAGACAGTGCCGGAATACCACGGAGCACTATTGAAACTGTCCTCCGTCAGATCTTCCGCTTCTTCAAACCCGACGAATGTGTCGGATGTTATGCTCAGAATGCGCTGCACGCCTACAATCCGGCCCCAGACATCCAGACCGTACCCTTGGGCGGTTTCTAGGTTCCAGATCTGCTGGTACCACGTCTCGATCAGCGTAGCGGGATCAAACGCCTGGTTCCAGGCCGCAATCAGGGCATTCAGGGTAGGAGAACATGCATATTGGGACAGAACGGTTTTCTGCACATTCTGCATCAAGCAAACACCACACTGATATTTGCCGGATCAAGCGTAGGCACCTGACTGATGCCGAAGGTCGCGCTGAACCCGGTTGGCGCGGCGGTCATCCCCAACGTGATATCCGCAATCTGCGCCCATGTGCCCAGTGCTGCGATACCCGCATAAAAGCGGCTGGCATACAGCGTGGCCCCGATACGCGCGCGGCTGCCCCCATCATCCCCTGAAAATGCGGCCTGTATGGCGGCCTGCACGGCTGTTGTGGCCGTAGAGGGCACGGTGGAAGATGCCACCATTGTCACTTTTACAAAAAGCGGCGTAGGGGTGGCACGCTGAAAACTGACGGTATAGCTTGGCGCTGTATTATAAGCGCTGTTGGGGTCTGTCACGGTAACGGTCGTGCTGCCGGTATAAGCGCACCCTGGTGGCTTTTTACGCAGGATAGCCTGCGCAATGGCCTGATCGGCCCCACCATTGGCACAGACATACAGGCTATAGGGCGCAAGCGTAACACCGCCCATCGTGGTAGCCGAAGCCGTGCTGTTATCCGTGACAAACGCATCAGTCACGCCCGGAACGGCTTGCACAGCGGCGGATATGGCATCCAGCGGGCCGATGGCGTTGGCGGCGACCGATACGCGGCGTCTTTCCTCGAACGCTGTGCGGCTTTCCACAGCACTACCCGTTACCCCGGCAACTGGGTTGGTAACAGTTGCCCACCCGGCCAGAGACTGGCTGATGCCAACGCTTTGCGCCGGGCAAACAACCTCGCCCGCCTGCGTGCAGGAAAACGTGCCGCTGCCGGTGCCTGTGGCATCCAGCGTGATGGCGGCATCTGCCGCGTAACTGTTACCCGAAGCATCCTGCACCAGCGCGCCCTGCGGAATAACCGTGCCGGCAACCCCCGTGCACAGGCAGGTGACAACCGTGGCGGTGGCAGGCAGGCGGGACATGAAATAAAGGCGGCCGATGGCATCCTGCATCCGGCCGGAGGCACGGGCCGGGTCTACCCCATTGGCAAGTGCCAGAAACTGATCATACGCATCCCCCAGAATGGCGGTGAGCGACATGGCCAGTTGCCCTTGCGGGGTGGAAAGATCCGTATTGAGGGTATTGCCGAAGGCTGCGTTCAGATCGGCCAGCACGCCGGCCAGCATATCCGGCTCCTCCGGCATGATGAAGCCTGTGGCATCCAGCACCGGAGCCGGGACGGATGTTGTGCCGCCAGATGTGGCCTGGCCTGTGCTGGTAGTTTGTGCGGTTTCAGAGGCTGACAACAGTCTGGCTCCCGTCTGCAAGAATAAGCTGGATAACGCCGGAGAGACGGCGCTGGGGGCTGATGGCTGTCAGCACACACACCGCGCGGGCCACGCCCTGCACACTTTGGGCTGTCTGCTCCACATCTGCCCGGAAGAGAGCGGCGGACTGGGTGCGGCCCAGAATATTGCTGAGATAGGGCAGACCAAGGCTGGTGTTGTACCAGCACTCGCCCAGGAACACCCGGACTGCACAGGCCACATTCTGCGCCACGGCATAGGGGGCGGAGGCTACGGCTATGTTTCCGGCGGCATCAACCGCCAGGTCCCACGTTGCGCAGTCAAGCAAGACTGTTTGCATGACATAAACTCTTTGTTTTCTGAGGAAAGAAAGACCATGCGCCGCCATAGCCTTGCGCCTGGGGCATGGCTGACTTTGCCGGGAGAGAGGAAACTCTGACGAGGACACACGCGTTAAAGGCCCGACATAACGCACGGCTGACGGGCCCATTTCAGCACATCACACCCCGGCACCCCGGAGCGACGCAGAGGAGAAGACTGCACCCGGCAGAAAACGGCTGATGGAGGGGGAATACTCCGCTTCATCGGGCCGTGTTCTGCGTGGGGTTCCGCATGTTTCAGGATTTTAAAGGGAAGGCGCAGGCATATGAGCACGACGGATACAGACCGCAAACCCGTAACATTGGGCGAAGAAAAGGTACAGCGCGGCGCAGGTGGCGAAACACACCAGACCGCCCACGGTGACGTGCCAACCCTGACCACCCAGCAGGGCGTGCCTGTAGCGGATGATCAGAACACACTGAAAGCAGGCGCACGCGGTCCAAGCCTTCTGGAAGATTTTCATTTCAGAGAAAAGATTTTCCATTTTGACCATGAGCGTATTCCAGAACGGGTTGTGCATGCCCGTGGCTATGGCGCGCATGGTTTTTTTGAACTGACCCATTCCCTGTCTGACATTACACGCGCAGATGTACTGCAACGTGTGGGCGAACGTGTGCCCGCGTTTGTGCGGTTTTCCACCGTGGCGGGCAGCAAGGGTTCTTTTGACCTTGCGCGTGATGCGCGTGGCTTTGCGGTCAAGCTGTACACCAAGGAAGGCAACTGGGATCTTGTTGGCAACAACATTCCCGTATTCTTCATTCAGGATGCCATCAAATTTCCGGACATGGTGCATGCCGTGAAGGAAGAGCCGGACCGTGCTTTTCCGCAGGCACAATCCGCGCATGATAATTTCTGGGACTTCATTTCCCTCACCCCAGAGAGCATGAACATGGTCATGTGGGTGATGTCTGACCGGGGAATTCCGCGTTCCTTCCGCTTTATGGAAGGCTTTGCCGTTCACACGTTCCGTTTTGTCACTGCGGATGGCAAATCCACCTTTGCCAAGTTCCACTGGAAGCCCAAACAGGGGCTGCAGTCTGTTGTGTGGAACGAGGCCGTCAAAATAAACGGTGCAGACCCTGATTTTCACCGTCGTGATTTGTGGAACGCCATTCAGGCAGGCAACTACCCGGAATGGGAACTGGGTGTGCAGCTTTTTGACGATGAATTTGCTGACACGTTCGATTTTGACATTCTGGACGCCACAAAGCTTATACCGGAAGAACTGGTGCCCGTGCAGCCTGTTGGCAGACTGGTTCTGGACCGCATGGTGGATAATTTCTTTGCGGAAACCGAGCAGGTAGCCTTCTGCACCCAGAACGTGGTGCCGGGGATTGATTTTACCAATGATCCGCTGCTTCAGGGCCGCAATTTCTCCTATCTGGATACGCAGTTGAAGCGGCTGGGTGGGCCGAACTTTACGCATATTCCCATCAATGCGCCCAAATGCCCGTTCCATCATTTTCAGCAGGATGGCCACGGCGCGATGCATAACCCTAAAGGGCGGGTGAATTATGAGCCCAACTCCTGGGGTGGAGAAGCCGGTGGCCCGCGTGAAAACCCGCAGAAAGGCTTTACGTCCTATCCGCAGGACGTAGAGGGCCGGAAAGAGCGTGTGCGGTCAGAAAAGTTTGCGGACCATTACAGTCAGGCGCGGCAGTTCTACAAAAGCCAGACCGAGGTGGAGCAGACGCATATTCAGCAGGCCATTACCTTTGAACTCAGCAAGGTGGAAACACCGGCTATTCGTGCCCGCGTTGTTTCTCACCTGTTGAATATTGACGAGGGACTAGCACAGGCCGTGGCTGACGGGTTGGGGCTGGAAAAACTGCCAGAAGCCGCCCCCCCTGCCAGCAAGGTGATTGACCTGCCAGAGTCCCCTGCCCTGAGCATTCTGAAAAATGGTCCAAAAACCTTTGAAGGCCGAAAAATTGGTGTGCTGATTACCAACGGTGCGGATGAAGCCATTCTGGAAGCGCTGGAAAAAACCGCCAAGGCTGAAGGCGTTGATCTGGAACTGGTGGCACCGCAGATTGGCGGGATCAAGACCTCAAGCGGTCGCCATGTTCCGGCAGGGCAGCGGGTGCCGGGTGGCCCATCTGTGTTGTATGATGCGGTTGTGCTTCTGCTTTCTGAAGACGGAGCCAAACAGCTTGCGAACGACGCAGACGCCAAGGATTTTGTGACGGATGCCTATGCGCATGCAAAATTCATTGCGCATGTGCCTGAAGCTGCTCCGCTGCTGAAAAAGGCGGGCCTGACGGATGATGCGCTGGATGAAGGGGTTATTACGCTGGAAAAACCCTCCTCGGTTCCGGAATTTGTCAAAACCTGCCGCGCCCTGCGCTTCTGGCAGCGTGAGGCAAAAGTGCATGCAGTCTGACGCCTGATTTTCCTGCGCACCGTTTGACGTTACGGTGCGCGTTAACAGGCTAAAGAACCGTTTAGCTAAAACGCTAGAACAGAGTGTGATGATCCGGGCACGGTTTTGAAACCGTGCCCGGATTTCAGCTTTGTGGGGTTCCCGTTGTGCCACTGCCCGGCTGCACACCGGGATGAATATGCTGCGTGAGGGAAATACCAGAAGCCGTAGCATCTTTTGAAACATGCAGCGCCCCGTTGATTGTGGCGTCTCCATTCAGGGTCAGGCTCTGGGCGGTAATATCCACTGTTCCTGCGGTTTTTACAGTGACGCCCTGATCATGCAGCCACACATATGTTTGTGGTGCGCCATTCAGAAACCCACCCAGATAAAGTGCATCCGCCATATTCTGCTGGCGGAAGGAGCCTGGAGCCGCCGGGGTTCGGGCCGTTTTGACATTGAAGATATCGCGGTCCGCCACAAGGGCCAGCCCGATATCCCCCACGGCGGGGTCCACAATCACGGCGCGACTGCCACCCTGCAACCGGAAATAGGGCACCTGATACAGCACCCCATGCGGCGTGACCGCGCCTGCCGCGTTCTGCTGGTGCACCATGGGCTGGACATCCACAAAACCAACGGGGTTCAGCCCGCTACCGGAAACAGCCTTGACCTGCACCACAACTACTGTGCGCCGCACGGACAATAGCCGTGCCACAACCCGGTTCAGTGCATTGAAGTCAGACGCTGCGGCATCCGCCCGGTTAAGAACGGGATATGTGCTGGCAGTAAGAGGCATTATGCCGTGTGCTCCTGAAACGCCTGTGCCACGATGTCTGTAAACCAGGCCCCGTGTGGGGTTTCACTTTGCAGGCTGTGGCGAACCTGCGTAACGACCCACAGGCCTGTGGTAACGGGGCCAGACTGTGCCCCCCACCCGGCAGGCTGACAGCGGCTTTGCAGGCTGATCACACTGTTGAAACTGACCTGAGGATTAAACAACATCCGCACAGCCAACCCACCGGCAGACCAGGACGGATATCCAATAAGGCCCGTTTCGGATGATACAGAAACAGCCTGTTGCACAAGGCTTGTTTCTGAGGCTGAGAGAGCACCTGAACCTTCTGCTTGCAGATCTGCCAGCGGGGCATTTCCCGCCATGCGCGCGGGCCAGACTGCCAGTTGCCCGCGCCCGAGGCTGACCCGCATGGGCAGCATATCCATACAGTAACCCAGTTGCTGGCCGGGGCTGCCATCCAGATACGGGTTATGGAACGTGCCGCCAACGCGGTGGCAGGAGACTGTCAACCCGGCTTTCCGGGCAACGGTCGCCAGTACGGTCGCAACAGGCACCGCACCACGAAAACTGGTTGGGGTGGCGGCCATGGCGTTGGGCAATGCTGTTGAAAATGCCTGCACCATAAAGACGACATCCGGCGCGTTGGTGTAATCCGCATAGGCCAGTGTGACACCGCCCTGAAACACCAGTGCGGCGGGAGAGGTTCCTTCCTCCGTTTCCACCAGCACTTCACTCGCACTCTGGCTGGTTGGGTATGGCGCAGCAAGACTGAGGCGGTTCATCAGATCGGGCGAGAGACCTTCAATCCGCAAGGTTGCAATCTCTCCTGTCGGGAACTGCGCCTGTGTGATATCCGCCATTACCCGCAGGCCGGTAAGCGTAACGGTATCTGCGCCGCTTGGGCCAAAGGCATTTGCCAGCAGACGGAAAGTGATGCGCAACGCGCGTGACGTAAAAGAGCCTGACTGGGCCATGAATATCCCAACCGTGTTTGAAGAAGCCGGACGCGCAGAGGCTTTGCATCACGCATGAAGCAGACGGTGCGGAAGGAGCGCATGGGCTGGGTGGATGCGGTGCCACGCCGGTTGAAGTGGCCTGAGGCGCTGGCCAGCATACTGTCCGCACGACGGCACGACAATGTGGGGAAAATAGGAAGAGACTGCAAGACGTGAAACGCGCCATATAACATGAGACTATGCCGAACGCGCCAGACGGTGGTCGGTGCGCAAGGAGGCGCTTGAGCAAACAGGCGCGTGCAAACGGAAATAGGCTTATCCGAACTTGCTGCTATGTCCATCCGGCACGGTAGAGGAGAAGGTAGCGGCTGCCCACGCCATCATAGGTGGGGTCCTGCGTGCCCTGGGTATCAGCAAATGTGAAATCTCCTGGCAGGCCAATGGCTTCATCACGCACAAGCCATGTGCGGTCCTGACACAACACGCCCGAGAGCAACCGGGTGTTGGCAAGCCAGAAATCTGCATACAGCCCTGTGGAACGTTGACGCACGGCGATCTGAATACTCTGGCCGGAAAGTGTGACCCGGAGCATCTGGGCGGCAGTGCTGGCAAGGGGGATCATTACCAGATCTGCGGTGCCGCCAGACGTGGAAGAAGACGTGCTCATAGCGGAGATCCTGCAAGGTTGGCCCAGCCGGTTATGTTTTGAGACGTCTCGTCTGTTTCTGCGCTCTCATAGAGGCTGTTACTGGATGTTTGCGTAGGGGATGACTGGGAGGGCACAACGCCACCGCAGAGCATACGCTGCCCTTGCGGCTGCTGGGTTGTTGTGAAACTCTGCGTGGCAGACACGCGCACTTCCTGAAGAGTGATTTCCACAACTGGCATGGTAATACCGTGCCGCGCATCGCGCAGCCAGCGGTGGCCGGTAATGTTGACATTCTCATATTTCCGCTCTGGCGTAATGACGGAATAAAGTGACAGGTCGGCCTCCAACGCGGAAAGGGTGGCGAAGAACGCCTTGCGCACATATAATCCTTCTGCTCCGGCAAGCGATGAGGCTGCATGAGGCAGTAACGCTGAAAGAGCCTGAGAGGCCAACCCTGTTTCCGAACCATCGCACACCATCAGCACCCGGTGCGTTCGGGGCGTGGCAACCTTGCTGTAGGACAGAAAACTACCGTCTTCCAAAGGGGCTGTGGCAATGTGGTGTTCACTCTCCCCTGCCACGGAGAGCACGCGCGCTGCGGAGAGCACACTTTGGCCCGCACTGTTGAAAATGCCCCACTGCCCTGCCGCCTGGCTGATGAGCAGATCATCCAGCACCGTGCCGATACTGACAGATGCCGCCGCCTGCACCCCATGCGTGACAGACTGCCCCAGCAGAAGCGGCACGCCTGCTGCCACCGGCACAGTCCAGACGGATGGCAGCGTAACCGGCACCATGGGCATGTAGGAAAATCCTTTATAAAAACGGAAAAGACATTATACGGCCCCGTATGTGGCGAGGCTGGTCAGCGTATGGCTGTCTCCACCACCAAGGCCACGCAGCGCCTGTGCGATCTTCTGCGGGTTGCCGGATGGCACGCTGATGGTGACAGACCCGATATGCGTGGTGTTCTGCACGGGCGCTTGCGGTGCCGGCACACTTGCCGCCGCGCCGCTGGCCGCACGCAGCATAGGTGAGCCCGGCAGAAATGGCTGCATCAGTTTTAGTGCATCAGAGGACAGGAAAGCACCCTGATGCAGCAGATTATTTTTCAGCAAGGAAGATGCTGGTTCAAGGCGCGTGTTCGGTGCTGGCAGGAAAACTTTCCGACTGGAAGACGATGGCTCTAACCGGGAAGATTGCCGAAATGCCTGAGCCGGATGCCGCTGTTCTGACACCGAGGACACCATGGACACGTGCGGCATGGCTAAGGTGTGATTTTGGTGTCTGTAAAGGCGGTTAGTACGACTGGATGGATGCTTAGCGGTTGGTGGGCGATGGTTTTTCCCGAAAGTCTCGAAAGGGGATGCAGCCTTGCTGTATGATAACCCTCTGACGGAATGGGGCGATATTCCATTAGAGGGAGGCTGTCGCCTGCGCCAGTCAGTCTGCTGTTTTGTGGTAGGTGGCATCAACCCGGCAGCGTTTGGAATAGAGCTTACCTGATTCTGCTTTCTTCTGGGGGAAAGAGGGAAAGTTTCCCCACGGCTTTTGGGGTTTGCCTGCCGGATGACGGAGGAAGCCGTAAAGAGAGGACGGGGCGCGCGAAGGCTCTGAGGTCGGTATGGGGCCATGGCCGCGCTTACTGCACTGTGCACAGCTTCTGTCAGGCTCTTTGTTGGGAGAAAGCCGTTATGCTGCCTATCGGAAACGGAATCGGGTTGCGTTAGAACCGTTGTGTTCTGGAGGCTGACACGGGAAGACAGGGACGCTGGCCGTATAAGGGCGCTGGTGGTGGATAGAGACCGACCATGAGGCGATAAAAGAGAGGGAGCCTGTTGTGAAGGGCTTGACGGAGCCGGCACAGGGGCATGTCGATCGGGAACGGAAAGAGGGGTGGCTGTGAAAAATCCTGACGGCTGTTGCTGCATTCTCTGCAACTGGAGCAGTGGACCTTTTAGCCTGCTGGCGCGGGATGAAGCTGGCGCGCGCATGGTATGTGGTGCGTGTGAAAAACGCTTAATTCCGCCTGCAAAACCGGAACGGGTGGACTGCCCTGCTCCTCCTCCCTGTTGAGAAGAGCCGATAAGAGTTGTTTTTTGAGAAGCTCCCTGCATCTGTTTCAGGAGCCTTGCAAGCCCTCGGCCGCCGGATAAGACACCCAGCAGGCCCAGCGCCTCCTTTCGCGTCTGGCTGAAAGAAGAGGCTGCCTGCTTGCTGGCTTTTTCACTCTGGCTGGTGGTCGTTTGCGTTTTCTGGGTCAGGGTATCCAGAACGCCCACTGCCTGTCTGGCATCTGACTGGAGAGAGGAGGTATCCAGCCCAAGACGGATGACCAGTTCATCCAGCACGGTTTCAGACATTATGGGTGTTCCTTGCCAGATGTTTCAAAACTGGTCTGCCAGCCGCCAGATAAGGAGGCCATGTGGCTTTAGGGCGTGTTACGGGCCTGCGCCGTGTTCCAGTTCGTGACGGAGGCCACTTCAAGAAGGGTATAAAGGTCTTCACTGTCATAAACCGTTTTGAGGTCCCGCAGTGTCGCCAGGCCGGAGGACAGAACCATGGCCAGCGCAGGAGAGATGTTTACGCAGTGGACGGGCGGAGCATTGTTTCTCCCAGCAGGGCCGCCACAACGGGGAAAAGCTGGTGTGCGGCGGCCAGTAAAAAACCCACATGCAGACGGAATACTTCAGAACGCACTATGCCCAGTGTTTCCGGTTCTTCAAAATCGGCGGCAATAACGGCGCGGGTCAGATCCGGGTTGGCGGGATCGGGGCGGATGGTGACGCACTGCATCAGGCGGTTGAGGGCTTTATCAAGATCGGTTTCTTCCATGAACCCGAAAATCTCTATCCCCAGACTGGCTAGTCCGGCCACACCGGCCTCTGCCAGATCGGCCCCAATGCGTGCGCCACCGCGTATGGCAGCCTGAAGAGCGTGCCGCGCCCACTGATCTGCCGCAAAGGCATCCATGCGGGTCAGGCAGAAGCGTTTGCCGTGATCGGCACCGGGTTTACTATGTGTGTAATCAATGGTTTTCATGGGCTCTTCCTTTCTGCCGCTTAAATGGCGGCGGGCAGAACACGCTCCCACGTGATTTCAAAATGCCGGGCTTCCAGCACACGGCCTGCGCCGGGAATGCTGACAATAGACCGCAGCAGGCCACGCACCATGGTATATTTGCGGCCAATGGCCGGAATCTGGATTTCAGCCCCCATGCGGTACAGACCGCGGCGGGAATCCTGCGCCATGACAATGGCTTCAAATACCAAAGCACTTTCACTACTGGCGGCCAGCGCAATGGTCTGCGTTACGGGGTTGGGCACCCAGCCTGCATTGAGGTAACCATCAATGCTCATGGCCGTTTCAGCCAGTTCACGCGCTTCTGTTTCAAAAGCACGGTCTGCTGCGTAGTTCTGCAATGTTATGGGCGCGTTATACAGACCCGGCACCGTGATGGTAAAAACCGAGTTGGCGGCTGTAATATCATAATCGGCCATGATTACTGAACCTCTACCGATGCCAGAGTGATGGACTGCACGGACTCTCCATCCGTGTAGAAGAAGCGCCCCTGCACGGCGCCACGGCTGGCGCGGGTGCTGGCGGAAGCGGAGGACGCACCGGGCAGCAGATACCAGCCACGGGTGGAGAGCACGCTATCAATGGTGCGGCCTGCCTGTGCGTTGACGGCCTGTGCCTCCGCCGCGGAAAGGGTGACATTGGGCTGGATGGCCCCGAACGCCAGAGCGGTATCAATGGTGCCCTGCACGGCAGTGGCGATCAGGGAATCCCCTTGTGCAGTATAGGGGATTTGGCCAACGCTGGAGAACAGGGTCAGCAGGTCTGACTGGAAGCTGGCGTTCATCCAGATCTGGTTGATATAGCTGTCTGCCCAGCCGAACGGACCGGAGACCGCCCCGTTATTGAGAAAACTGAATGTGCTGTCCGTGCTTTTGTAGCTGCCGTAAAAGCTGTAGCCATTAGCCAGCAGGGCCTCTGCCTGAGATGGCGTGAGGTTAGCCGGGGTCACGCCGCCATTGTTGCGGAACATCAGCGTGGTGCGGCCGCCCGTGCGTTGCGGGTTGAGGCTGGCCGCCCAGCCCAGACACAGCGCCCCGGCCAGCAGGCCCGTGCCATCCGTATTGCACAGGCAGGTCATGCCGGGCGTGGACTGCGCCTTGACGGTTGAACCGAAACTGTCGGTAGCGTTGGGGCTGAGGATCGTGGCATCTGCATCTGGCACAACACCCCAGTATCGGTTGGGGTTGGCGGCCATCCAGGTGGCGATTTGTGTTTTTGCAGCGGCTGAGGGTTCCTGTGCAAACAGGAAGGGTGCCCAGTCACTCACCGTTGCAGCAGCGGTGCTGAGGTAAGTGCCGTATTCTGCATCCGTCGGGGTGGCAGGAATTTGAAAAACATAGATTTTTTCAGGCGTATCCTGCGCGTTGGTATAGGCTGAAAAATACACGCTGGCGATGGCGGCTTCCGGGCTGGAAGCGCCACATAACGTTGCGACATCTGCCGCCGAGGTGAACACTGAAACGCCGGACGACAGCGCGGCATGTGTGGAGAACAGCATGCCGGTCAGCAGACTGACGGTGCCACCAGGGGAGATAACGCCCGGTGTGACGGAAACAAGGGAACTGATGGGTAAGGTCATGCAGAGGGCTCATCCGTGAGGGTATCTGCGCATATCAGCGCAAGGCTGGCGGCGCTGGCCGTGGTGGTGGGAAGCGTAAGAGTGGTGCGCACCTGACAATGCAGGTCCAGAAGCCAATGTTCTTCAAACTGGCGTTCACCATTTACAAAAGGCATCTGCCGTGGCGGCCCGGCATAAAGTGGGACAATGCGGGCCGGTGCGTAGCATGGAGCGGCCGGTTGTGCCGGGACCGATGCCGGAAAGGCGTTGCAAGGCTGTGTATTCTGGCCTGGAACGTTTTGAGGACACGTCTCTACGCTGGGAGGGGGCGTGCGTGATAAGGGTGTAAGAGGGCGTTCACTGCCCGGTTTCGGGGCTTCAGCCGGGAGAGGAAGAGACTGAGCGGCAGCGTGAGGTTCTGGTGCGACGGGAGCGTATTTTTCCAGCCACTCCGCTACTGTGCCGAGGGACGATTCTGCATCTGAGGACTGTTCTTCCTTATTATTTTGAAACAGGTTTTCAAAATAACGGCATGCCCAATCCGTGCGAAACAGGGTAGCGATACTCTGAGCGTTATCCCCCGCACCGGGCCCGAAGATGCTGACCTGCACCCTCACCTCCTCTGGCACGCTCAGGATCGTTATGGTTTCTGTTTCTGTCTGGGCGACAGTGGCAAGTGGCTGGCGTGTGAGAAGAGTAAGCAGAACGAACGGGCCTGCGGGGGCGACTGTGCGGTTCTGCTGTGCCAGTTGCACCGGCAGACCTGGTGGCAGAACGGCACGGAGGAACTCCCGTAGCGCCGTGGTGATGCTGGCCGTAACGGGCTGGATGGTCATGACAGTTGCCGGGTGACGAGAAGTTTGGACCATTGGCCGCCTCCCCATGTTTCGGGCTGGCTTGTGACCAGCCATTCCGAGCCTTCAAAAAACAGACTGTCTCCCCCAAACTGATGGGTACGGTCCAGCCCTTTGATAAGACCGGGAAGATATACCAATCGGTTTTCAGAACTCTGGTTGAGCCCCGCCATTTGTGTGAGATCCGCGCTGGTGGCGGCCTGCACCTTGATGGTGACAAGCACATCCGTATAGCGCGGCTGCGTGGAGCCATCTGGCAGCGTGATCGTGCCATCCTGCACCCGCAAGGTGGCTAGGACGGATGGCAGCAGAGCCGTGGTTGCCGCTGCCGCGATGCCGAACAGGCCACTCATGACTGCACCTGAAAAGAGACGCTGTTTAGAAGTGTTTTTGTGTCCTCAAGCGGTTTATCAGACCCTTTATGGTGGATGGTAGCCGGGCTGTTAGGTGGCGTATGGACAGCCTGAATGGCGTGGGTGATGCTGGCCTGCATGGCGTGGCCGGTGCGCTGCAAGGCGGTGGTGGGCGTGTGCAGGATGCGGCGTGTAGTCTCTGGTTGGTGGCTCGCTGCGAGGCTTTCAGCAAGAGCCTGACGGAAGATTTCTTTCCATTTTGGAGCATCCTGCGCCATGGCCACCCGCATGAATGGCCGGGGCGGAATAACGATGGATACAGCACCGCTGCGGGATGTTGTCTTGCGGATGACAGCACCAAATTCCTGCACGGCAGCAATGGCAGCGACCGGCGTGCCATCCGGGTAAGATCTGCCCCGTAGAAACCCTGCTTTTACTGACGCGGTGCCGGAGGTGGACGCTGCACCGGATGAGGGGTTGCGTGCTGTGCTTTGGAATGACGTGTTTGACAGGTTGGTGTTCTGGGTGTGTGAACCAGACATTTCCGCATACTGTGTGCCGGTTGAAGCCGAGGGACTTGTTGCGTACGAGGGCTGGTTCCCCTGCGTGGCGGCCGACGTGTCAGCACCGGGCCGGGACGTTCCGGCGGCCAGCATGCGCAGGAGCGTACGCGCCTGTGTTCCGCCTTGCAGCGTAAGGATCATGCAGATGTCCTGTCTGTGAAAAACCTTGGGGGATAGCGGACGAAAACGCTGGTGGAACACCCGCAATGGTTTTGGGAGCAGTGGATGAGAGGCCCACTACGCAAACGGGGAGCGCAATTTTGATGGGTGAAAAACAGGTTTTGCACCCTGATGGGCAGGTATCTGATCCAGAGACCAAAGGGCTCTGCAGTGCAAAAGGACTATAGAGTTCTGCCCTTGACCATTTTACAAAACCTGTTTCTGTAAAATGTAATAGCGGGAGTTTATATTATCCCGGCACATAGCGGGCTGTGCGGAGGAAGGCGGTGGCTGCCCAATAGGCCGCACCATAAGGCGTTTGCATCCACCATCCCTGAGAGCCTGATACCGGGCCTGCATCGGCCTGAACCTCGATACTGCCCATGCGTGCAGACGTGATGCGGCCCACGAGTGTGGGCTGGCTTTGCGGTGTTTCCACTATTTGCGGACCACCGGATGCGGTGGCCTGCGACCATCCTGCGGCAGGTGTTCCGTTGGCCGGTGAAAGGGGGCTGGCAGGGCAAGAGAGTGTGGGAGCGGCACTTGAGCCAAGCCCCAACTGGGCCAGATGGGCGGTAATCAGCCCGAGCAATTCCGCCCGCTGGGTGAGATTGCGCACGGGGGACGTCTCATCATTGGGAAGAAACAGGCTGGCGAGGCTGAAACAGGCCTGTGCGCCTTCCGCCCCCACACTGGCGAACAGGGCCGGGTATCTCTGCTGCCAGAGGGTGAGGCAAAAAGGGGCACTGGGCATTATAACGTATCCGTTCTGGCAGGGTTTATTCAGGCAGGGGTGATGCCGGGGGCCGGAGTTTGGGGGTTGATGGGCTCCAGACCGGTGCGGAGGGCGGCGTGTTCGCGCGCCTGCGCTGCGGCTTTATCCACCGTGGGCTGTGCAAAAATCAGCCCCTGCCGCAAGGGCGGAAACGCTGCATACTGGCGGGACCACGCTGCCCAGAAATCTGCCGGGACAGGGGTAAGGCCATAGCCGCCCACCACGGCGGAAGCGCGTGTGCCAGCCAGTGTGTGGCGGGTTTCACCCAATGCCAGAACAAGGCCATTGGGCAGTTTGCAGCCGATGGTAACGGTTGCGGGTGATGCCATAGGGAAGATCCGTCTGTTCGGGAAAGTTTTTGGAAAGGAGATGTTTTTTCAGAAATACTGTGAAGATCTGTGTAAAACATCCCCTTGTGGGCGTGTGGTTTACAGGCCTGTCATGGTGGCAATGCCAGCGGGCATGTAGATGATGGCGCCCCATGTGCCCTGCGAGAGTTTCTGCTTCCAGGCGGAGGCATCTGTCACCACCGCGTGGGCGCGCAGTTTTTCCGTAAAGGCGGTTTCCGCCGTTTTCTGGGCGTCCACATGTTCGGCCATGATCTGCATGGTCTGCACGGTGCTGCCGGTTGCATCACCATACTCGACGGCCTGCACAAAACGCAGATTGGGGTAGGTATCTTTCAGCAGAGACGCTGCAGAAAGACCAAAGCTGTTACGGCGGGTGAGCAGGCCCATGCGCGTGGGGGAAAGGCCCAGCACCATGGGGGTTTCCGTATCCACCAGCCCGGCGGTCTGTTTACGGAGCTGGTTGATGAGGGCGATCACATCATCCTGCCTTTCTTCCGGCGTGGCGGTATCCCACGTTGTGCCGCCTGCGGCCTTGATGGCGGGCGTAATGGCGGCGGGCAGGCGTGGGTCATTCAGGTAGCCATACAGGCGCAGGCCACTGACACCGAAAAAGTAAGTCTGGTTCTGGAATTTGTTGAGCTTGAGGGCTGCGGATTCACGCAGGCTGGCCACCCATTGCAGGCGCGCCTGCCCTGCCAGCGCCAGTTCCATTTCCCCCCAGGAGAGGAAGACCTGATAATGGTAGGACTGACGTTCTGGGTAGGAAGGGTTGAGGCTGACCTGCCCGTTTGCGTTCCAGTCCCCATAACTGCTGATTTCACCAGTGGTTTCAAGCATGGGGAAAATGGCGGTGCGGGTAACCCAATCCCCCTTGCGGACCTCGCCCAGCAGTTCTGCCGCGCGCATGGGGGCGAAGGCCACCTTGATGAGGGCCGGATCAACCCATGCGCTCATGAAAGCCGGAATACCGGCATTGGCGCTGGTGGACAGGGTAGGCTGGGCATCCAGCGCCATGGCATCTGTTGCCAGCAGCGCATTGGCGATCATGCCGCGGGCCTGCGGCATGATGAAGCCAAGGCGGTTGAGTTCCGCCAGTTCTGAAGGGAAGAGGCTCATACTGCGTGGCTCCATGTGGAGAGTTTGACAAGTTCACCCGCGCTACAGGTGGAGGCGGTGACAAAAGACGTTTGCACGGCATCTGGCACTGTGCTGTCCGCCGTGCCGGTGGCGATGCTGCCGTTGGTGGTGGAGGCAAACACTGCCTGCCCCGGTGTGGCGGCAGTGGTGCTGGTGGCCCAGAAATCCCCCGCCGTGAACAGGGTTACGGGAAAGCCTTCTGGAATGATCAGGCTGGCTTCATCAGAAAAACTGGTGATCTGGCCGGTAAGGTCACGATGCACAAAACCATCTGGTGCGGTGGTGGTGCCGTTGGGCGGGGTGTTGGCCACGCTGCGGCCATCACTCTGTACCCACCCGAACGCGCCTACCGCACAGCCGCCGCTGGCGGCCACCAGAGCGCCCTCGCCTGCCGGGAAGGTTGCGGTGGGGTTGAGAGAGGCGAAATCTCCCGGCACGGCAGGCGCGGGCTGGCTGGTGATCTGTGTCTGAAACGCCATGAGTTATGCTTTCACCGTAATACGGTTGAGACCGAATTCTTCACGGAAGGACACGGTTTTTGAGGAATCCATTCCCAGTGCAGCACCCTGCCCTGCTGCCTGCGTTTGCGCATGCAGGCGCGCGAACTGCTGGAACAGCGGCTGAAGCGCGGCTTCTGGCAGAGCGGTAGTGTCCACTCCGTTTTCACGCAGGGCAAAACCATAGACAGCGGCGGCACTGTCCATTGTGACATCCCCCACAAACGGACGCACTGAGGCGCGGGCCGTGTGCAGGGCTTCCATGCGGCGCATGGCCCCGGCCTCGGCCTGCTGAACGGCCTGCGCGATGGCGGCATCCATGCTGAGGGCGGGCTGAGCCGCCGTGCAGGACGGTATGGTGGTAGAGTGCGGTTGGGTACCTCCTGAACCTGCCAATGGTGCTGCTGCTGGCAGGGAAGATACGGTTCTGGCGGTGGCTTCAGACGATTCTGCATTGGGCGTGTGTGCAGCAGCCGGAATGGCTGAGGCGTCTGTCTGCACGGAGGAAGATGCGGCCGGATGGGCGTGAGAGGTGGCGTGTGCGTGTGTGGGCATGGCCTGCCTTGTGCTGTTGGATGTGAGGGTGCCCTGTTGGAGGCAGGGCTGCGACGAACTGGACGGGTCCGTGCCGCCTGATGCGGCGATGAGCGAGGGAACAGAGGCCGAGGATGGCTGGATGGCCGGAGCATGCGCGCCAGCCATGGACGACGGGCCGGAACCCCATGCGCCGGTGTGGGGCCATTTGCTGTTTGCGCGTGACGGAGCGACGGGAGACGCATCACCAATGATGGCGGTTTTGACACGAGGTTCCGTGACAAGGGCGAGGTGATTGAAGACGATATCCGCCATAACAAGGGTGTAGGGCGTGCCGTCATGCGTGCCCGTTTGCGAGACAGCGCGGTAGCGGTATCCGGCGGAGACGGCTTTCTGCTGGCCGCTCTGAATGGCGGCAATGGCAGCGCTTTGCCAGATGGTCAGGCTGCCGATCAGATTGGGCGGGGTGAAGTGGACATCACTGCCCACTGCGCCGACTGTCAGCATGCTGGGGTGGGCCTGCGCGGAAACCGGCTGGTGCCGCATGAGGATGGGTTTGCCCGCCATGCTGGCCGCCGCGGCCTGTAGGGCTGTTGGGTCCCGATACACCTGATATAGCGCATTCGGATCAAGGCCGAGGGCTGCGGCGTTCGGAATTTCGTGCCCGTAATAGGGGCAGACCGTGGCCGCGGAAAGGATGCAGGCCGCAATATGCAGGTGGCCATCTGCATCTATGCGCCGCACGGACCGGTCCAGCGCAAACTCGACTGAGCCATGTGGCGGCCCCGGGGCTTCTGCTGTTTGCGGCTGAGTGGAGGCGGCAAGATTAGTGGGCAAGGATATGGGAGGCCGCGCTAACTGTGGGGAAGCAAGAGGAGCTGGCGTTGACGCGGATAGAGATGGGACATGGGACTGAAAGGTCATGCAAGGTACCGGAGGAAGGAGCGGGAAACCGGAAGGAACTGCCGTGCCGATATGGCAGAGCCTGCTTCTGAAGCTGCATTTTGAAAAAGGGTAAGCGTGACAAAAAAGTATCGTCGGAACGGTTAGAAATTGGGCGTTCTGTTTGCCGGGATGCCATCATAGGGGCTGTGCAGATCATGGGCCGTGCGGCTGCGGGCTTCCTGAGGGGTGACGATGCCGGCGCGGATGTTCTGGGCATCAATTTCCGTACGGGTTTTCTGCACGTTAGCCTGTGTGGCCTCATCCATCTGCCACAGGGAGGCAAAGCTGAAGGTGATATCCGGGTCAATCTCGCCCCACAGGTTGAGCATGATCAGGTGCAGGATGGTGGTAAGCGGGGTGCGGAATACGTTTTCCTGAAAGGCGTGGATGCGGTCATAGAAAACGCGGATTTCACCTTCTGCCGAGGCGTTGAGCCCGCTGGGGGTAATGCCCGTGAACTTGACCAGCGGTTCCTGCGCAACGCTGCACATCTGTTCCTGCGCCTGGGCCTGCAAGCGGTCCAGCCCGGAGAGCGGTGCTGCCAGAAGGTCCAGTTTTTCACGCTCTTTATCCAGAACGAACGTGCCGCGGTTGGACCGGAAGCGGTTGAAGGCTTCCACTCGGCTGAGCAGGCCCTCCGGGTCTTGCGCGTAGGCCGCCATATCTGTTGAGAGCGCGACGATGGAAAAGGCGTTGAGCAGATCAGACACGGACTGACGGGTGCGCAGCCAGTTATTGACATAGGGCTGGGCCATCTGGCTGAGGGACAAACCGCCGAAATTATAAGCCGGTTTAAGAATATCCGGCACATCACGCGAGACAAAGCGCAGAAGGCGTGTGCTGTGGATCAGGCTGCCCTGCACCCACCAGTGGGTCGGCTGGTAGAAATCCGGGCTGAGGGGATCTGTCGTGCCGTAACTGTCTGGCGTGGTCCATACGGGGTCTATGGGCACAAGAGCGCGCAGGGTGCCTTTGCGCACGGTTTCCGGCTTGAGAAGCAACGGGGCTTCACGCCCGCCAGTAGCTTGGCTGAGGCCGGTATCAACATACAGCAGGCCCATGCCGTAATAGCCATCATACTCCGCCATGCGGCGTAGCACATCACGCACGTTCAGGCGGGTGAATTCAGCCTCGATTTCGGCAATGCGGGCCTGTTTGGTGGTTGCGCCCCGCGTGCGGAACACAATCCATTCGCGCGTGGCCTCCGTGGCGATCACTTCCACCATGTGCCGGTATTCCGCCCGCTGGGCCAGTTCAGCCAGATGCGGATAACCGGGAAAAACTGTTCCCTCCCCTGCGGCATTGCGCAGCCAGGCCAGTGTGGCAGGCTGGCTGCTGGCGGCGCTATCAAACGCCAGATGGGTGCGGTTATCGCCGCGCACACCTTTGGGGGGCTGATAGGGACGAAACTGCGCGTGCGGAGGAGATGGAGCGTTGGAAGAACGCAAGGCATCTGCCATGCCGTTTGGCAGAACGCCATTTGCAGCAGGTTTGCGCAGGTGCTGGCCAAGAGGGGGCGTGAGCGTAGGTTCCCGTCGGTCTGGCTGAAACGTGCGTGTGTGCGGCAAGGCGTGTGAAAGCCGTTTGAAAAAGCTTTTGAATGGTCCTGTTGTTTGAAGCGGTCTGTTTTCCGACCGTGCTTCCGGCAGGCTTTTTTCTGGGTCAGGCTGCTGCGGGCTGGCAGGACAGGCTGGAAAAAATGGCGGCAT